CAGGATAGCGGGGGGGCCACCACCTGCGATTGGTCGGCCATAGTCGGCCAGATCCTTGAGTGTACCCATGCCCAGGGCCGTGGCGCACCATTGACGCCCGACCAGCTGGACCTGCACGCCCGCAGCACACAGCCCGTCGATCACCGACTGGATCAGCCCCCCCAGGCCATCGCCGGGCAGATAGAGCGGGCCGTCCAGGGTCGCCTGGACCGTGGCGTCTTGCACCAGCGCGCCGCCGATGGGCTGGCCAGCTGGGCGAGCCGCTACCGCCTCGGGTAGCAGGTAGGTGGGGGGCACGCCGAACAGCTCCGCGTCGAGGTAGACGGTGAGCCGCGCCCCCTCTTCACGCAGCCAGAACGGGATCACCTTGACCAGCACCCCCGACTCGTTGGCCGCCCAGCTGGCCGCGCGCCAGTAGGTCGTTGCCGTGGTCGCCAGTAGAAGGTCAGCCCCGCTGACGCCCGTACTCCAGAAGATGCCGTGTCCCTCTACCTCAACCAGCCGGTGCGTGTGTGCGCAATTCCACGCCACGCCCGCAGGGGTGCCGCCGACCAGCCGGTCGGGCTGCGCCAGCTGTAGATCTGACGTAGTGGTCAACACCGATTCCCACGGGGCCAGCATGGCGCGCAAGACAGAGAACACCGTACCCAGCCGGTCACGCGGCCCCAGGGCCGCCGCCGCCAGCGCGTCCCGCCAGTAGACGCCAGCGATGCGGGGGATGCGGGGGATGCCGTATAGGTCGCCCAGCCGGTCTAGGGCGAAGCCGGAAGCCTTGGCGATCAGGGTGTCCCGGTGCGCCTGCTCAGCTTGAGAAATAGGCTGGAGCATGTAGCGTGACCTCCGTCTTGGCCGCCAGGGGTAGCGCATCGCTGGCCGTCAGCAGGACGATGCCCACGAAGTCGGTCGCCCCCCTGCTGGCGTAGCTGTAGCGGCGCGGCCCGATCCAGACCTCGCCCACGTCAGGGAAGCCGATGGTTGTCTCCACGGTGGCCTTTGTATCGGTGCTCACCAGCGGCCCGATGAGCCGCGTCTGGGGCGACCCGGCCGCCTGCTGGGCAACCTGCCCCAGCGCCCGCGTGATCGTGTAGATGGGGGCCGTGGGCAGCGTGGGCAGCGTCAGATCCTCAAGCGCCCAGGAGCGCGGGCCGGTCAGGTACAGGGGTGGCATGGTCTGCCGCGCGCTGTAGACCTCTTCGGCCTGGGCGCGCACCACTACAGTAATATCGCTCACGATCACGCGCACGGCCGCCACAGCTGCCGCGTCAAACACGCGGTCAATCCACAGGTCATAGGGGCCGCCCAGGGGCAGCGGGGGCAACACAAACGCCAGGGTCCGCAAGGATGGCGTGGTGTAGCACAAGTGCCCTTGCCCGATGATCCCGCTGTAGCAGCCGACCTTACCCAGCGGATAGAGCGTTGCGCCCGCGTCAGGCGTCAGGCGCACGCGCCAGGGGCCACGGCTCGGCCAGCTCCCGAACACGCGCACAATGTGACCGCCGTCGTCGGGCCAATCGTTGCGGCGCAAGTAGTAGGGCAGGATCTCGACCTGCTCAGCCCCCGGGGCCAGCACAGCCGACCCGAAGCCGTGGTCACCGACAGCGGGCGCACCGATCAGGTCTGACGGCGAGCCGAAGCCCAGGTCAGGGGTGCCGTTGATCAGGCTGGATGGTGAGCCAAAGCCGCGCACAGGTCACTCCACCCAGCCCAGGCCAGCGCGGACCGTAGCCCCGCCGCTGATGCTGCGGGCCAGCAGGATCACCTCGTCGGGCACGCCCGCGATGCTGGCGACAGCCGGCAAGGTCAGACCTGTGGGCCGAAGAACAGCGCCGCCGCCCCGCTGGCCACCCGCAGAGTAGCCGTGCGCGAGCCGCACACCCGTCGCGGCCTGTGGTGTGGTGATGGTGGCGCTGGCCGCCGTGCCGCCGCCGTCGAACCACTCGGCCACGCTGTAGTCGGCATTGACCTGCGCTTCAAGCGGAGCTGCCCAGGGGGTGCCAGCCGTCAGCGTGGGGTTGAGCACCAGCTGCCACTCGGCATAACTGGTTCCGCTGAAGTTTTGCACGCTGACAAGGAAGTCCCGCAGCAGAGCCCTGATGTTGCCCGCCTTGAGCCGCACACCCAGCAGCGCCGTCCACGTCGTGCCTGTGGCCAAGGACACGGATGTGTTGTTGTAAACGTGACCATCCACCCCGGTGTCCACGGTGCTGCCCTCGCGCGCCACCTCAGAGCAAATCTGCTTCACCACCACGTTTGCGCCCGTGATGCCGGTCGCCTCTACCTCGTAGCGCACAGGCAAGCTGCCGCTGCGCATGTAGACGCCCGTCAGCACGTTGCTGTGGTGCGCGCGGTGCGCCCAGATGAGCACGCCATCCACCGACCAACCAAACCGGCAGGTTCCGACCCCCAAATACTGGTAGTCGATCACGAGGATCTGGGCCTTGGTGAAGTCCAAGGTGACACCGGACGGCCCCGTGCCATCCATCGGATCGTCGCTCCAGCTCGCCTGGGCCACGTCGTCCGTGTTCACCACGAAGCCGGCCACAGAGCTGCGCACCCGGAATCGCGCAGTGCCGTCGCCGTCGACCTGAAAGAACAGGCCGTCAGCGTCGTCAAAGAGCCCCACGCGCTGCTCTGCGTTGGCGTCGGGGGTGTCCAGGCAGAAGGTTAGGGCCACGAGCACGCTCTGCCCTGCGCGGTACTGGAAGTATTGCTTGGTCTGCGTGGTCACGGCGTCGGTGCCGACAGAGCCCGACGGCAGGGTCAGCAGCTTCGCCGAACCGTTGCCGCTGTCCGCGTTGGTGATGGTGCCCGTACCCGTGATCCTGCTGTCCCAGCGATGCGCGAAGGTGCGCGCGCCAGCCCCCCGAGCAAGGTCAAACACGCTGGACAGCTGAAGGGTGGCAAGCCCCATGCGCCCACGCCCAAAGGCGTCGGTCATGGTGTCGTTGGGTGTCGTCGTCAGCTGGCGCAGTACAGTCACATTACGCTCCAAGTGTTGGCCCGGCTCACCACCAGACCCAGGTACTCACCGGCCGCCAGGGTGTCGGTGGCCACGCCCGCAAACACGTCGCCCGCGAAGGCGTTGACCGTCACGGTGTTGCCGCTGGCGTCGGTGATATCGCGACCCACCACCAGCTCGCGGCTGGTGCTCACAGCAGGCAGGTTGATCACCACGTTGCCCGCCGTCGCGTCAGCCTCAATGTGCGTGTCAGACGCCGTGGGGCTGTAGGGGCTGTCAGCGCTGGTGATGAGGGTCACAACGGGCGGCGCGGCACCCACAAAGGCGCGCGCGCTTGCCGCTGCTGGCGTCTTGGTGGCGGGGCTGGGTGCGTGGTCGTCCAGCTCCCACTCGGCCACGATCAAAAAGACGCTCAGCTCGCCCTGGGTGAGCTGGTCGCAGTTGACCGCGCCGCAGTCGAGCGTCACGCGCAGACCACCGTTCACGAACGGGTTTCGCCCACTGCTGGCCGTGCCTCGGTCCGTGTCCCAGTACCCCCGATAGACGTTGAACACGCCCGTGATATCGGCGTTGCTGACGAATTCGTTGGCTTCGCCACCCGTGCCCACGTCCACGCTGACGGCAGACACGGCACCGCCCAGAAACTCCGTCTCCACCCAGATCATCGCGCCCAGGATCATGTAGCCGTGAGGGGTGACGATGCCGCTCAGGCCGTCCAAGTAGATGGACGACGCCGCGCGCACGGCCGCCTGGGCGAAGTCGGCGAAGTCCATATCCACCCGCAGCATGGCCATCGGCTGCGGCCTGTGGGTGGGGTCCAGCTTGGCGACAGTAGCCGCCCTGTTCCGGTCGTAGGACACTAGATATCCCTCCGCGCAAAGACCTGGGCTGTGAGCCCGCTGCCGGGCACGTCTCCGTCGGAGATACGCGGAGCTGCGGCGCAGACAATGCCGAGGTAGCCGCCCGCGTTCAGCCCCAGGGCCAGCCCAGGCACGCTCAGCAGGAGGGGCCAGCCGTCCGTGGTAGGCGCGCCAGTCAGCAAGCTGGTGACGATGGTCCACACCCGGCCTGCTGCGTTTACGGCCGTCGCGCGCACCAGCCAGAAGACGTATGGGTTGACCGGCGCGGGACCCGTGCCGCCCCAGCTCAGCTGTAGCGCCACCTCCTGTAACTCAATGTCCTCTTCAATCTTCCAGATGATGAGCGGGTCCGCACCGATGCCAATCGTCTCGTTGGCTGGGTAGGCCCTGGGCACGATCTGCCCCATGATCATGCCCGCGCCCGTGGTTCGGCTGTTCTCGGCCGTCCCACAGAAGTGGATGCGCTCGCGCGTGATCACGGTGGCCGTGCCGGTCCCCGCCTCTTCCAGCAGCACCACGCCCGGCGCGCTGACGCCCGCCAGCGCCACGTCAGCGCCCGCGTGCGTGTGCAGACCCGACGCGGAGCTGCCGTCGGTCACCTGATCAACGAGCGCGCCCGTGGCCGTCACAACGTCGGTGTGCGAGTTGATCGTGTGCGCGCCGACACCGCCCGCATCAGCCTCCACCTGGGCGATCACAGCATGGAGCGGGCCGCGATAATCGCGCTCGCTCTGGGCGATCTTCTGCAACCCCGCCACGCTGCTCAGGATGCGCACGGTCACAAACGCGCTGTTGGGGGCCAGCGTCGGATCCTGCTCGCTGAACTCCAGCGTAGTGCTGTGCTGGGCGATCAGGAACAGCCGGACGTTGTGCCAGCTGGCCACGTCCACGGTGGGATTCTGCACCACTGCGGAGCTGAGCACGGCGGGGCTGGTCGGCGTGTCGTCGCCTACGACCGTCCACGTCCAATTCCACAGCAGGTTGCCAGGGTCGCCAGAGTCAAACGCATCGCCGTAGAGCTGGACCGTCTGCGGCAGAGCCACCGCGCTCAGGTCAACGCTGGGGTCAACGTCGGGGTTGGTCTTGGGTGCGGGATCGCCGCTCGCGTAGGCTGTGACCGCCATTTAGAAGGACCCCCCGCCGTTGCCGCGCGTCAGCTTGCTGCCGATCACGGTAACAGTCCACGCCAGCTTTTGCGCGCTGCCCCAGACCAGCCCGTCGACCCCGTGGGCTACGTTACCCAGCACGCCGTCACCATCGTTGTCCTGCTGTAGATGCAACGTGACCCCCCGCGCTGTGGCCCCAATGGGGGGGTAGTCGCTGAGACGCTGGACAGCAGGCAACACGGCGTCCCCGTAGTTGAGCGTGCCCACATTCTGCATTTGGGGCAGGAGCACCATCGGCTGCTGCCAAGCAGCCGTGACGCCACCCATGATCAGCGGGGTGACCTGAACGCCCGTGATATAAACGTCGTCGTCTGTGATCACCGGCCAGTTGGCCCTGTGGACGCCCACCTGAATCTGCCAGGGTGCCGTGATCTGCGTGACCGCCTGGAGAAACCCGTACCCCGAGATCCAATCCCAGCGGGCCTGATCGATGGTGCCCACGTCGGGGGTGAATTGCAGCACGCCGCTGGCGAGGGTGACCTGCGCCCACTTGTCTACGTTGACGTGCTGGAGCAGAGCCGCGCTCACGCTCTCTTCTACGACCAGCCGCGCCTCGTGATCGTCCAGCGTGACCTTGGCCCCCTCCAGGCTCACCTGGGGGATCTCCCACCACGCCTTGACCTCAGTACCCACAGGGTCGGCCGTGCCGCCGCTCAGGAGCCGCTGAATCCGTGACCTGATCCACTGTAGGTGGTAGGCGAGCCCCGCCGTGCGCTCGGTCCCTGGGGGCCAGCTGGCCACAGTGCCGCCGTCGTACAAGTCTGACCCTTGGGCCAGCCGGTTGATAGGGTGGGCGAAGCCGCCCAGGTCGGTGCCAGGGTCGCCGCTGGTGCCCGCGTCTTGTAGAAGCGCCTGCGTGTTGGCGTCGTCCCAGGCGCTCAGGCTGTAGATCACGCTGGGCACGGTGCCAGCCGCCCAGCTCACCACCTGGGCGAAGGCGACGTAGGGCAGGCCGCCAGCCGCAAGCGGCTGGGTGTCGCCGATCTGGAACTCCAGCACCGTCTCGGTGCGCGTCTTTGTCGTCCCTACCGGCGTCTCAACGCCGGTCGCCACGTCCCAGAAACGCCGCGTGTCGGTGTCGGCCGGGAGCTGCGAGGGTCGCGCCCACAGGTAAGGCTGGGTGCCGGGGGCCGCCAGCTCCGCGTTGCGCGCCAAAGTGTAATCGAGAGGGTGGTTGATGTTCAGCGTGGCGGGGTCGAAGGTGTGAACCATCGAGCCCCACGCGCAGCCCACGTTGACCGCGCCCGCCGCGCCCCGGTCCTCGACCCGCGTGTCCTGCGTCTCAACGTGCGCCAGGACAAACGGGTCAAGGTTCAGCGTGTAGGTGATACCGTCGTTGATCTCGGACCACGCCAACGGCGTGAGCAGGCCGCTGACGTTGCCCAGGATGCCGCCCAGCGCCTCCCGCAAGTAGGTGTAGACCAGCTCTTGCAGCGCGCGCGCGTCGGGGGCGTCCAGCCGCTCTTGATCGGTCAGCTTGACCCTGTTTTCGGGCACTTAGACCTCCTGCGCCAGCGGCACAACCGTGATTTTGTTGAGCGTGGTTCTGAGCACCCACCTCGGATCGGGCGGGATCACGTCGTCGGCAGGCACCAGATCCACGACCCCACCATTGTAGATGCGGACGGTCAGCACGTCGGCGCTGTCCATGATGCGGTCAATCAGCCGCGCCACAAACATCGTTTCTCCAGGCCCCAGGGTGGCCATGTACTCCACCACCGACCGGCGCACGGACTCGGCCACAGCGTCGTAATCTCGCCCCAGGACAGGCACCACGTTGATCGCGAGCTGCACGAGGTAGACCGTCGGGGGCAGCACTCGCACGCGCACACCAGCAGCCCGATAGCCGGGCAGGTTGAGCGGGTCCGACGTGTCCCCCTCGATCAACGCTTGCAGCTCCGCAGGCAGGCCAAAGAACACCTGATACTTGGTGGTCCCGATGGTCCAAGTGTCGCCGCTGGCCATGATGCCATCCTCGACATAGACCAGCCCGCGCTCGGGAATGCTGGTGAATTCACCGGGCTGGAGCTGGCGGGGCACGCCGCCGATCACAGCGTCGATCACCGTGATCGGCTGGGTCGCCGGGGCCTCGTGCCAGAGCACCGGTGGGCCGCCAGCAGGCACGGTGCCAGTCACCACGGCACCATCGCGCCGGTAGCCCACCAGCCCGTTACCGTCGTCCAGCAGTAGCTCACACAGGCCAGCCTGGGCGGGGTCCTCAAAGACGCGCGCAAAGGCAGCGCGCGACCCGTCAGCGGCCGTGAAGGACAGGCCCAGGTACTCCAGCGCAGCAGGGGTCGAGCCCGTCAGGCTGGACAGGTAGGACCGAGCCCGCGCCCGAACGGCGTCGTCGCTTTCTTCGTCGCGGCCGTTGGTCAGCGCCGCCGCGCTGATCACGCCGGTCACGCCCACCGCGCTCACCACGCGATCCAGCGCCCCCGCTGGCGCGTTGCCCACAGCCCCAGGCGTCAGGCAGATCACGGGCACGCTGCCCACAGCAGCAACCCCCACACCGAACGTGGCGTCAGCGGTCTGCCTGTAGACCAGGGTCGCGTCGTCACCTCGACCGTAGGTCGCCCCCGCCAGCACCGTGAGCGGGGCCGCCGTATCGACCCGCAGTAGGGTGAGCACGCCACCGCTCGCGGAGCTGGGTGCAAGCCGCGCCAGCCCGTCGGGGGGCAGGTCCGCAATCCGGTCGTCCAGATCCGTACCGCTGGCCGAGTCGATAAAGAAGGCGTCTCGGATGCGGGCCAGCCGCAGCTCCACGTTGGCCATTTCTTCGGCCCACGCCTGGATCATGTGCGCGAGCGCGGAGCCCTCTGACACGTCGTCCAGGCCACCGCGCGCGACAATGCGTGCGGCTAGCTCGCGGCGGATTGTGGTGGTTGTTCGGGGCTCGTAGGGCATGGTTCGCCTATTCTACGCGGGTGTGGGCAGCGGTGCCAGGACGGTCAGCGCCGCCCCGCTTGAGTCTTGCGAGACTACCTCGGCCTCCACAGTGTAGGTGTCGCCGTAGTCCTCGACGGCCAGCGCGCTGATCGACTGGACCCGGGGGTCGCGCAAAAGCTGATCGCGCACATGCGCCGCGACATAGGCGCGCGTGCCGGACGACCCGCTGGTGCCCACAAGCAGGGGCAGTCCGTACAA